TATTATTCCATTCCATTCCACCATTATCAAGATTCATAGTCATTACATTATCATTTTCTTTTAATTCATTATATTTTCTCCAACCATTATCTGTAAATATTTCTGTTTTATCATCAAAACAATGATGAATATATCCTGAATATGTTTGAGCAGAACGATTTTCACCGTCTTTTTTTGGTTTACCAATTTTTAAAAATAATAAACAACTTATACTACAATATTTTACTTCTCTTTCTTTAGTGGATAATTTACCACATAATTCAGTAGTCCAAGAACGATTATTAAAATCTATTGTTCTTTGTTCATGATTACCATCAATAGCTCCAATTATTTTATCTTTAATTGGATTAAGGAGGTCAATAGCATAAGCCATTTGGTCTCCATCATATTTATTTAGTAATCGTTTATTAATTGAAAAAGGACTTGTTTTACTTATTCTTGTTGCTACATTGAATATATCACCAGTTAGAAAAACTCTTGCATTTTTTCTTTTTCTAACCCATTCAATTTGTTCTTTAAGTTTTTTCTCACTTTTTTCGGTGAAATATTCATCTTCTATATGAATATCACCCAATGGTATAATATATATCGTATCATAAGGAATAATTTCTTTGATAATCTTCATACACATTATTATATATTAATATTATATATTATTTATTAAAATAAGTCAATAGGTTTTTAGGTAACGATATAATTAATATGTGCATTAGATATTTTTGGATTCCCATCATCATTAGTAGTATTAAATGAAACATCAAATCCAGTATTTGTAAAATTATTAATTAATAATATTCCTGTTTTTATTTGCGCACCTCCTGCATCTGCTATATTGACATATCCCACATAACTATTTGAATATCCTGCATTATCTGCTTCTCCATTATCATTGGCGTAATATGAGCAACCTTGATTTCCACTTCCATCACATATTCCATGTCCAGAACCTTTTTGTGTAACATCATAATATCCTACAATATTTATATTAAAATTAATTATTATAAGATTTGGTCTAAATCCACATATCTGAGTATTAGTATCTGATGCACCATTATCAGTTGCACTAAAATTATCTGTTCCAAAATATATTTTTTGTTTATTTGTAATTAATAATTCTGTTTCTGATAATGCTTTTCCTACTTCAATTAAATATGTTCCAGCAGTTGTTCCAATTGTTTTATCGTCTTGAACATAATATTTAGTTCCTTCAGCTAATCCCGTAAATCCTTTTACTATTCCTTCAAATTGAATATCAATACTATTACCATCTGTTGAATTTGAAATTGCAAATCCAGTAAAATTTAATTTAGCAGTATCATCTGCATCACATACATAAAATTCATTATCAGTAGTATTTTGATATACAGCAACGGGAAGAGTACTACCATTAATAGTTTCGCCTGCATTTAATCCATCAACTGAACTTCCACCTCTCCATATTTGATTTTGATTTGCTGCTGGCAATTCATCTCCTATTGTAAATTTTTCACTCATATATTTTTATTTTAACTAATTAAAAGCTCCCAATCTATAGTAAGTGTAGTTGTATTTGATTTTACAACTCCTGCTGGAGCATCAATTAATACATGACTTAATAATATTCCACTATCTATAGTACTTGTTGCATTACAAAATATTCCTGCTTCATAATAAGTATCATCACATTCTGTTGCATTAAAAAATCCGCTCACATAAGCAGTAATAGTTTGTGGGTCACCATTTGTTTTACTTGCTACTGAATTTCTATAATCTTCTGCTCCTAAAGTTGTGTCTCCATTTGCTACTGCAGTATTATCAGTACCTAGTGCGATATATTCAACAATCATTTCATTATCTGGGTTAGTATCAGTTAGATTATTTGCAATCATAATTCTCCCGACATCTGGAATTATATTTTCATATACCATTCGTTCTGTTTTACAAATAGAATTTAATTTTCTAACTAATGACATAAATTCTTTTCCTTGACTTCGTAATTCATCAATCTGTTTACTTAAATCCCATTGTTCTTTTGTTTGGATTTGTGCTTTAGTTAAATAATAAATTCCTTTCATTGTTAATGCATCTTTTTTTTGTTTTTTTATATGTTTCATATTTTTATATTACGCGAGGCGACTACCACCGATTATAAATACTCTCTTATACCCTGTGGGGGTATATGGTCCTAAAACAAATTCAACTGGATAATCTAAACTCTGAGCGGTAAATGTTTCTCCTATTGTAGTTGTTTCATATTGGGGATGATTAAATGCTACTGACATTGTATCTGCAATACTCATTGTTTCATAACTAGTATCTGCAACAGTATCAATGGTAACTAAATTTTCACCAATATCTAAAATCTTATCATTATCTCTTAATAATAAATCTTGTAAGTATTCAATTAATCCATAAGTTTTAGTAGATACTATTTTAACATTATAAATTAATTTAGTAGGTGTCCACATTCCAATAGTTACTTGGTTAATTAAATATTCTTCATTAATATCATAAAGAGATGAATTTATTCTTATTTTTTGACCAGCTTTTAATCCATCATTATAAGTTTGAAATTGTCCTTCTATTAATGTTGATTTATAATTATTTAATTCAGATTGTGCTCTTTCTAATGCCCCTGCTTTTGTTTTAATACTATCATCAATTATTATAAATTCATATTTACCATCTCCTCCTTCTAAATCTGCCATTGAATTAATACTTACCGTATTGCTAGTTTTTAGTCTAACGGGCAAATATGGTCTTCCTCCAACTCTTATAATATTTAAATCACTTGGTTTATCTGCATCTTTCCATTTTAATATTTTTTCTTGATAACTCCATAATACATCATAATCATTTTCATTATCAATATAATCTAATCCAACATTTAATGGTTGACCTGATAATGTGCATGATAAATCTTTATATTTATATGGAATATCATAAATATTTCTAGTTCCATCTGCTATTATTTCAGTAGTAAATGTATCTGCTAAATATTCTCCACCCCTAACATATATTGAATTTCTAACTTGTGAATTATCTTGTTTAATTTTTAAAGTATTTATATTATAACTACCATCTGTATCTAATAAATCAAATGAAGCTGAATTTGTTGTTTTTGAAAAGAAATGGATATCTTTATCATAATCTACATACCAATCGAAATGAACTAAATCTGCTAATTTAGCTAATGATTTTGAAACAGTAATATAATTAAATGCGACAAAATCTAAAACCGTATCACAATCAACATTATTAATAGTAAAATCAGTTAAATAAGTATCATTAATATTTGAAATAATATCATTTATTGATTGATTCTCATAAGTTTTTGCTACTAGTTTTCTATCAAGAAATTTTGTATAATCTTCACATTCACAATCATAAACTAATATCCCAGAAGTATCTAAATATTTATTTACTCTAGTTATAACTCCACCAAATATTTTTTCAAATTGAAATGTTATTTGTATATCTTGTCCTATTGTTGGTGAATAATCTAAAATATCACTTCCTGCTACTTTTCTAATTTGAAATTTACACTTATCAACTTGTGAAGTTAATATATTAGTAATTTGAAATCCATTCTGTGAAATATATTTTGTTTTATCAATTTCATTAATCCATATCTTTAATTCTTTTGGAAATAATCGTATATTTTCTTCTATTGGTATTGAATCACTTACATTAATTAATTGTGGAATATCTCCATCTATATCTGATTCTGTAATTGAAATTGAATCACTTACATTAATTAAAGGGTCAATTGCAATATCAATATTCTCCGCTATACTAACTGAAGTATTTATATCTATATCATATCCCGTACCATAAACATAAAAAATTCCCTCAGCATCAACATACGCAGACCAGCTTGAAGAAGCATATTTTGCAAGATTACCACTATGAATATCTGTATTACTAGCGGCATATCTTAAACAATCATCACTTGAGGTACCACTTGTATATTCAAATACAATAACATAATATGTAGATGCCTGTAATAAAATTCTTTCTGTATCAGAAAATGTAAAAACTTGATAATTAGAAGTGGGTATATTTGATGCTGATATGGCATCAGAAGTAGCTAACAAGGTATCTGGAAGACTTGATGTACCATATGTTCCAGTATGTGAATATAATTTTGCATAACAATTACCCGTTGGTGAGCCAACTTTTAATAAATAAAAACTACACCAATCTAAAATTGCCATCTGACTACATGTAAACGCTTCCCCCATTCCTGTAGTGCCACCAGAAAACATGTATTGAGCCCACCAGCTAACTGGTTTTGGATGTGAATCTATTATAAATGCCATATTATCCCAAATTATTATTTAAAGCTAAATCTCCCATTATCCCACTTTTTACTTTTTCTATTAGGTCTTGACCTGATACATCACCATTTATAGTTAAATTAACCGTTGGTATTACTTGATTTGCTCTTTCTTGTGTTCCACTTAAAATTCCCTCATATCCAGTCGTTTTTCCTTGTTGAGCATTTGAAAATGCCTTTGCTAAAGTATTATAGGCTTTAATTTGTCTATTAATACTTTCAATGGTTTGTATCTCACTTTCTGCCTCAAACTTTTCCTTTTCTTTCTTATATATTTTTAATAATTCAATTAATATTTTTTGTTTCTTTTCTTCTAATACTAATTCCGTTGCTAATTTAGTTACTTTTATCTCAAATTCTTTATTTACTAAATTTCTTTTTGTATTAAAATCTTCAACTGCTCTAGCAATATCTGATAAACTATTTCTTCTTCTTACTTCATTAACTTCATTTTCATGAGCAATTACAATAGTTCCAAATCTTTGTAATTCAGATTCTTCAAAGGTTAATTCGTCTTTTAGTGTTTGTCTTTTGAATGCATCTGTTTCTTTTCCTAATTGTGTTTTTAAATCAGCAACCTTTTCTTCCTGTTTTATATATTCTTCTGCTAATCCCTGATTAACTGATAAATTTTCTTTAACATTACCAACTACCAATGATTGCATTTCTGATTGTAATGTTTTTATTTTACCACTTACTTCACTTAATGAATTTTTTATATTATCATTAACCTCTATAACTTTGGTCTTATATTTATCCCAAGATTCTGCTAGTTTTTTTGTTGCTTTAGTTCCTTTATTTGCACTAGATGCATATTCTTCTCCAGTTTTATTAAGTGCATTTTTTATCATTTCTTGTGAATCTCTAATTATATGATACATTGTAGAGGATGAATCACTCCCACTTTTAAATGCAACTTTTAAATTATTAATTTCATTACCAACACTGCCAATCATAGAACCAACTGTATTCATAGAATCGATTGTTTTTTGAGTATCAAAACTAAAAGATATTGGTTCTTTTCCAGCAATTTTTCTTATACTATTAATTCCTTTTATAATAAAATTACCAGCTTTTTTAAATGCTATAATGGCTCCTTTAAATGCCATTGTAAAAATGGTAATTATTGATTTTCCAAGGATTTTAAAAGATATAATAAGCATTTTAATTATTGCAACCGCTTGTGTTGACATACCCCTAATTGCATCTAATAAATGAGCAATAGCAGGTAATGTAATATCTCCAATAGTTATTCCAACATCATATAATGCATTTTTAAAGGTTTGAATTTTTGATTGGGTTGTTGCAAATCTTTTTGCTGCTTCTTCATTTAATGCTATATTTTCTTCAAACGCAGTATTAGCAGTATCAAATGCTTCGGTTATTAAATCACCAGCTCCGGCTAAAGATAAAAATGCATGTTTAACTCTTATACTACTGGTACTTAAATCGTCAAAAACTTGAAATGCTAAATCGCCACTTGTTCCTAATCCAGTAATAAATTTTGAAAATGCCTTTGAGGCATCCTCTTCCCATGATTTTGCAAATTCATTAGCCGTCATACCAGCCACTTGTGCATAAATTTTAAGATTGTCTGTTCCTAAGGCTGTAGCTTCTCGCATATCACTAATAACCCGCATAAATGCTGACCCCCCCATTTCTGCTTGAATTCCAACTGAACTAAACGCCGCACCAATTCCCATTATTTCTGCTTCTGTAAATCCAGCCATTTTACCAGCTGCGGCAATTCTTAAACTAAATGTCATTATTTCTGCTTCTGTAGTAGCAAAATTATTTCCTAAATCAACAACTACTGCTCCTAATCTATCTACATTTTTAATTGGCATTTGTACAATATTTGCAAATCTTGAAAATTGCATTGCCGCCGCTTCAGTTGTTAAATTTGTAGTAACACCTAATTTAGCAATTGTTTCGGTAAATTTTGTTACTGCACCAATGGGAACTCCAAGTTGTCCAGCTAATTCACCAATTTTAGCAAGTTCATTTACAGATACAGGGATTTGTTTTGCCATCCTTCTAAAATTATCACTTAATTTTTTGAATTGTGGTTCAGTTGCTTCAATGGTTTTTCTTACACCTGCAAATGCACTTTCATATTCAATGGCCGCCCCAACTGTAGATTTTATTGCAATTCGTAATGCATATAATCCCCCTAAAGCAGTTGCAAGTCGCATCGCACCTAATCCATGAGTAGTACCAACCAATTTACCAAATTTAGAATTTAAATTATCAGTAGTACCTCCTGTTTTTTTCATTTCAGTAGATAGTTTTTTAAATTTAGAACTTGCAAGGTCTTTTGCAGTAAGAACTATTTGTAAATTTTTATTAGCCATTTTTTCTTTTTAATCTTTTATGTTCCTTTTCTATTTCTTTATTTTCAATAGAAATAATATTCAAAAAGACATCAAGAATATAATCATCTTCATTATCTAATTGAGATGGTAAATACTTAAATTCTTTACATATAATATAATCTATATATTCATCGGGAACTCTATCAATATTGGACGCCCCAACTATTAATTTAGTTAAATCGTCCTTTAGGCGTTTGGGATTACTTTGTTTGTGATTTTATTTATTTCCTCAATAATTAAATCAACATCATTAGTATCCATCTCATCAAAAGTTTCAAGTTTAATTGGAGTATCAGTATCTTGAATGTTAATAGATTCAACCATTCCTACCATTGCAATATCATTTGCTTTATCCATTGCATCCATATTAAATCCCTCAATACTAGTATCTGTTCCCGCTCCTTTCATCTCCACATTTTCATAAAGTGCTTTATTGATTTGTTTTTTTAATTTTCTTGAACAAAAACTTTTTAAAGTAACTGTTCCATTTGAAATCTTAATTTCTTTTGACATAATTTTTAACATTAATTTTATAAAATACTATCTCTTAATACTTTTTTATTGAATCTAATAATCTGTTGTCTCATTTATCATATAACAATCATTTATTACATTTGCGTTTGCTACTGAGTATAACGCAGTAAATGTAATTGTTTGTTTGACGATTTCGTCTAAAGAATAATCTACATCCCAGTTTTCAAAATCAACTCTTGATAAATCTAATCTAAATGATGGATTTGATGTTGCTCCAATAGCAACTGCATCATTAACTAAATCAAATCTTAATGCTTTATAATCACCATTCATTACATAATCTCTATAAGTTACATCATCAAATGATATTTCTAATTCACCAGTGATAGTAAAAGATTTATTATTAATATCTGATGGTTGAACTGTTCCAACTACATTATATAATTCTGTATTCTTTGATATATTTAGAGAAGCTCTTGATAATGTTAATTTTGTAGCTGCATCTAAATTTGCAACAGCTGCTCCAATTTTAACTGATAATTGTCTTCCTAAAAATTTATTATTAGCAATATAACTTGCAGTAGATGAACTTCCAGCTGAATTTTTTGCTTTAAATCCTACCGTATATTTTACTAATTCTTCTGGATTAAATTCCATTGAAAGACTATCTACCATTGACATTTCAAAGATATTATCACCTATTGGGTCTGTAGTATGAATAGATAAACTATTATGTTCAGAACTATTTTCCAATGTATAAGTATGTTTATAAGCGGTTGTTTCACTAACTGCTGAACTTACTGTTCCTAAAGTAGCTAATAGAATTAAACCAAATGATTTATCATCCATTTCTACTTCAATATCTCCTTCTGCATATTTTCTTGCAACTAATGATTGGTCGCCACCCCAAATACCACCAGTGCTGGCAATACTTCTTGCTTTAATTGTTTTATCAAAGAAACCAAAACTAGTAGCACCCAACCAAAATGCTGGGGCAACTCCTGTTCCTCTAGTGGCTTCTAATCCTATGCCCACTCCTAATCTTCTTCCTATAAATTTCATATTTTTTTATTTTTTAATTAATATATTAAACGACCTTTATATTGTATTTAAATCAACACTAACTCTGCATAGAAGATTTATTTCACATACTCTGTATTGGTCCTCGCCCCCTGAATATCCCCACGCTGATGGACTTGCAAAAACATTTATAAAGGTATATCCTGTTGGTACTGTTAATCCTGTCAATGTATAATCCTTATCAAAGTTATCAATAACGCTACTTACTAAATCTCGCATTACCTCCTCTGCTGTTTCTTCTGTTCTGGGGTTTGTTCTTTTTACAAATAACATTACTTTAAATGCATATATTCTTACATTTTCATCAGTTGTTTCATAATCACTTTCATTAGACGATGGAACAATTAATGCAACTGGGTCTCCTTTAAATTGACCAGCTTCATATGTATATACTTCTTCTATTTCACTATTGTCTATTAATTTTTGTGATAAAAAAGTAATTAAACTGTCAAACATAAATTTTTACTTAGCTAATTTATTAAGAATATTAGAAATGGATTTTTCAAATATTTTTTGTACTATCGGTGTCATCATCTTTGCTGTTCTATCTACGAATGGATTTGGTTTTTGTCCTTTTATTGATTTAGCAAATATTGTTTTACCACCTATTTTAAATACTAATACACTTGATTTTCTAGGATATATTCTTCCTTTTCCTGCATATATCCCAGTTCCAGAATGAACATATAATGCATATGGATTGGCATTTAAATCTGGTCCCACAAACCCAGTTAATCCAACTTGTCTTGCATAAATATTTTTTCTCAATCCCCCTTTATCATGGGGAGCTTCTTTTACCATCATTGGTCTTATAATATGAATTGATTGTTTTATAGCACTAGTTAATTCCTTTACTACGGTTGCTGGTGATTTTGCAAAGTTTTTTTTAAGTTGTGCTAAGCCTTTAATTTCTATATTATAACTCATATAATTATTTGGTCATTTCTAATACTACAATTTTATAATCAAAACTTCCGAAGCTTCTTCTTGATACACCTCCAGTAACCACCGTATAATAATTATTATCTGGGTCTCTTAATCTATCTCCTTCTGAAATATCAACTTCCCCATCCATATATAATCTAAATGTTTTTCCAAAAACACCATCTAAGATTTGTCCCTTTTCTAAATCCATTGGTTGAATATGTCCCATATCAGCAGTAACAGTAGTATAGGCAATTTTATTTCCAGATGTCGTTACCATTCTTGCTATGATTATTCTTTTGTTTAGCAAATGTGTTAATTTCATTTTTATATTTTATTCCTATTATATAAACAAGTTTTTGAACAATATTTAGCAATTATATTTGTTGTTTTATACACTATGTATATATATTTATATTTATTTTATTAAATTTGAAATATCTTATAATTATCTAAAATCCGATTTACCGATAAAATATTAGGACTATCTTCCATCATTTCAAAAGCAACTGAATAATCTCCTAAACTTTCATTCTTAATTTTACCACCTTTTAATCCTAGTTCTATTGCACTACTTGCTAAAATTGTTGCTGCTAATGTTATATCAGCAGGAACAGTTGATTTATATCCCCATTTAGCAGTAATTTTAATTCTTTTATCTCCATTATAAAATGCACCCACACTTGCAGTAGTTACTAATTCAATTCTATAAATTGGTGTATCATTATATGGATATGTAATATAATCACTTCCATGTCCTTCAGTTAATGACCATTCTACATCACTACTATTTGATTCTAAAATTTCAACTGTGGTAACTTCAATACATTCATCTATATCAATTTGTCTTTCTCCATTACCATCATAATATTTAATACTTGCGACTGTTTCTTCAAATCCATTTGGTCTTCCAACATATTTATTAATATATGTTTCAGCCGCATTTATCCAAGCCGTAATTTGAGTATCAAAAGAACTATCCATATTAGTCATTAGATAATTTTCTAAAGCAGTTTTATTTGTGTACATATTTTATTTTATTATTTTAACAAGTATTTGATTTTTTTGTATATATATTTGTTTTATCTGTATACTTACCACTTTGTTTTTTATATACATTTGCTTTGTTCTCATATACTGTGCATTGTTTATATTGTAATGTTATTGATTCTTTTATTGTAATTAAATCATTTATTTCTAAATCCAACTCGGGTGCTACAACTACTAATATTGTTTCATCTTCATTTATTGAAATAGAATCACTTATTGAAATTACATATGCTAATATATGTTCAATATCTTCATCAATTGATATTGAATCTGATATGTTTATTGATAGATTTGCTATTTCATTATTTACATTTTCATTTATTGATATTGAGTCATTAACTGATAAATAAGATA